ATGGTTACAGAGACCCTAAAAAATAGGGTCTTTTTTGTGTCCGCAAAAACGGAAATTTTGGGAAATGTCCGTGATAAAGGCAAGTATTTTGCTATCGAATTTTGAAAAAACGCTATTTTTTTGAAATTCGGGCAACAAAAAAGCCCAGCAGACCGCTGGGTTAAAATCAAATAGGCTCTTTTGTAAGTTTATAGCGTGTGCCGTTGATTGTGACTTCAATACCTTCAATTGCTACTTCTATCTTATCAGTCTTAGCGACATCTGTGACGGTCTGTTGGTCGTACTTAGCAAGCGACCCGTTTTCTGCCTCAATAGCTTTCAGACGGCTTGACGCTCCGACAATATAGCTGTCAAATCCGCTAGCAGCATAATCATAGACTGCACCGCCTGTCTTAAACATGCCTTTGACAGCCTCGCTAAGGGTCTTGGCTCCTGATACCTTGTAAGAGCCACCAGCTCTAAGCAAATAGAACCAGTCCGTCAAGAAATCATCCACACTAGCATAATGCATATAGTATCCGCCTTCGTTTGACGGACGAGCAAGACCTCTAGTGACAATAACTCCTGAGGGACGAGTGATTTGCAAGTCATTGCTTGTCATAGTCATGCCTCCCCAGTTGTTATCTGCCTTACCTACGGCTGAGGTGCCCCAAAGCCCCTCAAAGTGTAGAACGGTGATAGCATAGCTAGGTAGGATATTGTGCTCTTTGCACTTAGTAAGGATGACATCTAAGACCGATTTTTTGAGAATTGCCCCATTAAAGGACAAGTCCCCTGCCTCTTTGCTTTCTGTCGCTTTACCAGTTGCCCCAGTTTCCTCTGTCTTAGGTTCGGTGGAGGAATTTACCACCTCACTTTTGGGAGCGTCTGAGGGCGTTTTAGGGGTGTTTCCTGATGTGCTACCTTTCAGGATTTCAGTTACACGTTTTTGCACAGCTGGATAGTCAGCACCTAACGACTGCTTGCGAGCCTCACCGTTGCCATGCTTACCAGCAATTACCTCTTGAGCCAGTTGGTCAACAGTCTTTTTAGGTGCCGTAGCTTTGCCATTAATAACTGCCATGACAGGTTCATATTGATTGCCCAAACTTGCTTTGCGGGCATCTCCGTTACCATGTACCCCAGCCAAAGTCTCCTTAACAAGCTGATCCAGTGATTTGTTGGAGATGCTGGGCTGATTTGCTGGGCGATATAGATAGTAATACATACCACGATGCACTTGATTATAATTATCAATGGTAATTCCGTTACGTGCATAGTTACAATGTATCACATTCACATTATCCACAAAGATAACGACGTGACCGCCTGCTCCGCTCGAATAGCCACGTTTACCCAAAATACAAACGTCATGTCTTTGAGCGTTAAATGGTTTATTTTCGGCAACCAAAACATATCCGTTACGTATCAACCAGTCATGCATATGCTCCGTGTCGACCGCCCAACCCGCAGAAATCGCACCGCCTGCCATTAGCGCATAATATACAGCACTAGAGCAGTCATAACTATTCGGACCGTTACGATAGTCCATTGAGTAAGAGACTTTGCCGACACGGTCGCTCATCCAACGAATGGATGTTTCAAGATTGATTGTCATAGTTACTCCTTCCAGGCATCATTCATTTGCTTCACTGCTGATTCGATAAAGGTCTCTAACTGTGTATCAGTCATATAGATGTTGTATTTAGCAAGCTGACCTGTTACGCGACGTTTAGCCATATCTAACTTATCGACGTGCTTATCTTGGTCTAATTTGGTAATCTGCTCAACTGCGTTGACGGCGTTCCGCACCAGAATCTCTGTAATTTCGACCGCTCGCTTACCACCTTTAGTAATCAGATACTTTTTGACCTCGTGGACAATCATGCCTCCAACAATACCAAAAATCCCTGTCGCTGTGCCTAAAATAAGCTCTGTTAAATGTTCCATATTCTACCTCCTACGGCATCATTCGTTGGTCTCTTACCTCCTCTTTGAGCTCTGAGACCTGCTCTTTTAAATCCGCAATATCATTACGTGTCTCACTTGCCAAATTATTGACCGCTGTTGTCAAATGTTCCATGTGACGCTGATTGTCGCTAGCGATTTGACGGTTAGTCTCCATCAAAGCATCATTGGTTTTTTGGAAATTATTAATCAATCGCTTGACATGGGCATTTTGACTGACAACCATCGAGACAAGCATTATCGCGAGGATGACGACAACCACCCCCGCGATTTTATCTATTGTCCAAGAGGCTTTGATTGCCTCTCTAACGATATCTTGTCCTGGCATAGGCTATCCCTCGCTAATCAGTTCAGCCAAGATTTCCTCATCTTCAACCATCTTTGTGAGATAAGCCTTAATTTTATTTTTGATAATGTCTGAAAAAGGCAAATCTTTATATTTGATACGTCCTTCGAAAATTTCGATTGCGTAAAGTTTAATCATCATATCTGTTCTCCAATCTTTATTTTTTAATAGTTTCCAAGGTCTCTTCGACAGCTTCATCATCAAATAGACCAGTCTGCAATAAATCTTCATCCGTAAGCAACCCCTTCCCATACAATGTCATGACGACCTGCAAGAATGCAGCACGGGATGATGTAGACATCGTAACTTGCTCTTTAACCTTTTCAAGATTCTTTGTAGCTTCGTCGGTAATATCATCGATCTTGGCAAGACGTTTGCCAATTTCATTGAATTTCTCATCTTCTGCTCTGTTCGGGAAATTGTCCTGATAGATTTTCTCGAGTGCTAACTCAAACAGTTCTGCATCCGACTTATCAATAGCTTCTTTATCAAAATAGATGGGATACATAGCTCCCTCATCATTGATAAGTAATACTCTAGTTTTCGGATGTTCCCCTTGCGTATATTCCAACGATTTGTTTCCAAATTTTAACCTCATAACTATTCCTTTCTATGCTGGATATGGATCATTAGTGATGTATGTAATCGTGCCAGTATATACATGAGCACCGCCAGTCCCATTTGTTAATCTGATTTTTCCATCTGATGCAAAATGCAATACTGATGGTGATTTTGTAAAACTGCCTACATTCGGTGCCATAAGCATGTGCGTCTCAACGGTTGGGCGATACCCTAACGGGATAGTCTCAACCATCTGACTATACTCAAAGACATCAATGTTGGTAATGCGACGATTAAGCGTGATGGTAACCAGGCTATCCTTGCGTATCAATGTCGCATTAAGCCCATACGGAAATCCCATCGTCAATGTCTTTAATGGTTTTTCTTGCAAGAGCGGATGGTCTTCTGTCACCACCGTTTTCCACGGTTGCCAACTGCCGGCTATCTTCACTCGATAGCAAGACACTATACCACTAAAATCAATCGACTCCTGGAGTACCCAATCATTATCGTGCTTGCTTACTTTGATGTACTTCCATTGATTCTGCCCATCAAATGGAGGCTGATTAGCCATACTTTGTCCGTAGTAAAAGCCGGTATCAACGTAATTATTCCAATCACTAAAAGCCGGCATAGCTTGACCAGTATTCTCTGTCAATCGATGATTTTGAATTGACTTACCGTTCGAGTAATATCCACCAGTTGACTCTACAGACCCTCCCGGAAGGTTCGTATCTACGATTTTACCAACCGCAAAGCGGTTATCTTTGTCATAACTCATCACAACACTTTCGGTTGCTACGGTTGCTGAAAATTCGACACTTGTAAATTTATCAGACAACGTACCTATGATAGTAAATGACTTATTAGCTGGATAATTACCTGCCATATTAGCCGCTGAATTACTTAGAGTGTGCTGAGTTGTCCAACTGCCAGATGCACTACCATTGTCAGCTGTATAGCTGGTACTACCTAAAGGGGCAACCTTGAATGACAATGTCATGATGTTCTTTTGGCTACCAGATAGCGTAATTGGTGCTATCTTAGCGTTTCTGACAATCTGAATGATGTTGGGTGTCTGTCTCGTTCGTTGTGCTGTAAAGCTCAAAATAGGGGCAAAATACTCAATAACGTTGATAGTGACATCCCTAGTATCTGACCATCTGCCACGACTATCCACGACAGATGCACGGATAGTAGCAGAGCCGTTAAAATTCATGATACCTAGCGTGCCACCGTTTGAATTTGTAACTTGGTTTTTGTTTACAATTTCAGCTTTGTATCCAGTTATCGTTGAACCATAAGTGCCAGCGCCTCCATTAAATGTTACTTGGATGTTAGAAATAATCTGCAAAAAATTATTACCACTTAATAACCCTCTAGCAACCCCATTAGCATCTGTCAGAGTAACACCAGAAAATGTTGGCTTAATACTTTCGGGCACATTTGCTGTAAATGTGACTTGTTGTGTCCCTGTCTTGGTACTACCAGAATAGGTGTCAACAAAGATTGTCCCTGTGCCACTTGTTGCGTTTGGGATGTCGTTCGCAAAATCGAGTGGGATAGTCCAAGTTGTAGACGTATCTACATTACTTGCGATTGTTCCTTGTTTATTACCCCAAACATATCTAACAGTATGCTTAAAACTAGAGCTTTGACGGTTGATATTGATAGTAAGCGCACTACCAATAGTTCCAGAGCTAACGCTTACAGAGCTGGAACGTGGGATAGTGGTCAAGCCATGAACCCAGTTCCCCGAAGCATTACCAAAGTTCAAAGATCCATAGCTAATATTGCTCATATTAGAACTCAAACTAATTCCTGCTGATTTTGTTCCGTCAGCATTATGCCCAACTCTAAACTGTACTGAGCCTAAATGCTTTTTGGAGCCATTGAGGTATAGAGGACCTACGGCAATAGTTTGAGATTGACCATCACAAGTGACAGTGACGGTATTGCCGTAAGTATTACCAAACTCAATGTTCCACCCAGCGTCCATACCAATCCAGACATCAACCTTAATGACTGAGCTATTCCCAGCTATGTCTTGGCTAACCGTTGAGGATGAACCTTCAAGATAGCCTCGCCAGTTTCCTGAGTATCGAAAAACTACCATACTTTCAAAATGTCCTTTCTAACCAACATACCGTATGACATTCATATCGACATTGAGATGATATTGTTCTGTGCGGAACCGTCCAATCTGTACTGATGCAGTAAAGATACCGTTGTCTATATGAATAACACCTTGTGAAATGTACATAACTTCTTTACCTGCCGAAAACATAGAAATTCTATCGCTTGACACTTTAATTGTTGAGCTTGCATCATTTTTGCCGATAATCAAACCCTCGTTAGAGCTCGACATATAAGTATCGATAAATGTTTTCAGCTCTTTAAAACCGCCAAACTGCGTAACCAGCAACTCAATCCGTCTGCCTGCCTCTGCCAAATCCGCTTCTGCTTTGGCTTGGCTATCAGCATTTGATTTTACAAATGATTGATAAGCTTTCTCGAGGTCACTAAGCGCATCCATAGACGCCTTTGCTTTAAGCTCTGCATCAAGTATCTGCGCCCGCTCGTTTAGTAAATTGAGTTGCTCTTGGGTCAATGCTTGGTCCGCTTTGGAGTTGAGTTCTAATTGCCAATCCTCTATAGCTAGTGACCAATCCGTCGGGACAGTCCCTTTTTCCAGTTTGAACTTTCTTGCATGTGGCACTACACCAGTCCCATAAACACCGTAGAAAGCCAAAAAACTTTCGCTTAGTTCCATATTTCCTTCTGTCGGGGTAAAGGTCACATGATACCTCTTCCATTCCGTCGTAACACCTATGTCCGCATGGAGACCGGCATAGCGAGACCCCGACCCATTTTGCATATACACATGGACCGCTCCATCCTTATCCACTTTTAAATCAAAGCTCAGAGTATATGTCACCAGACCATGCTTATCAAAAACCTTTGCCAAGTCATAAGGCGTTCGCAAAAATTCCATAGCAGTAGGGTCTTTACTGATATAAACGGTCTCCTCATCTGTATCCGTCAGTAAATTAATACCGCCTACTTCAATCTTCGCCCATCTATCCGCCCAGCGATACTTGGTCTTATCCGTACTATCAGCTTGGGTATAGTCTGAATAGTGACCAATATACCGCTGACCATTATCCGACGTGGTCAAGCCTGTACCGTCTGCATTATCAGAATAAGCCCAATGAACTACAGGTGTTTGACCATTATCGCCTTGTGGTCCTTTAATATTTCCTGCTAGCGCTCCGGCTGTGTACGACGGAGGAGTACTAGTTGGATTCAATGCAATAATAGGATACATTTTCCCAGACGGTGCTATAACTATTGAACCTATTGGAGGGAGATTGGCAGGGTTTGCGGTAGGTGTCAAATCGGATAAATAAATACCGGATTGGTTGGCACTCATTTCATATATTGAGGTATAAACCTTATTCCCATCACGCCCAGCGACACCATCATTGCCAGGGTCTCCTTTTTCGCCTTTTGGTCCCGGTGTCAATTCAATTTTTTCCAAATCATCTTTAGTAGCAACATCCGTAAAATCAATCTGAATCCGCTTGGCATTTAAAATAACCTCCCCAGCTTCGTTCACATACAAAATATCCCTATCCCCAGAGGAAATACGAAAACGCCGAACATCGATATGATTACCACTCAGATTATTAACATTGACGTTCCCTAAATTTTGGTCACTGATTGGAATCAATTCCCAATCCACACCGGACCATTGCTTCAATACGACAGAATTTTCAAGAGGTTCATACCACAAATCACCGACATTAGCATTTGCCGGTCTGTCGATTCCACGATAAATCGTGTTCTTTCCGTTTGCAGCAACCTGCACCATGTTGCTAGTTTCTATCTTTACGTCTTCGAGTTGTTGCTCGATGCTTCTCTGTTGGTTGATAGAGTTGTTACTACTTCTAGACTCAAACTGTCCAGCCTCAATCCTCAACAAACTACCTGCCAAACTATCATACTCATAACGGATTACCTTAGCTTCTACATAGAACCCATCCTCATCATGACTGACCGTTACCGTATCGCCGATTCGAACAGTTTCAAGGTTTTGGAAATCAGCATATTCCTTAGTTTTTGACAATTCAACAAAGTCAACCTCATAGGAACAGGTAGGGACATCAATAACGCCAAATTGCTCTTTGATTAAGGCACGCATCTTGGTATAGGCTTCATTCAAAGGAACAGCATCTTTGGCGTCTGCATTTTCACCAACTGCAGCCTTTACCTCAACCTCAACCTTACCAATTCTTGGGAAAGGATAGTCACTAATCCGAGGGCTATCCACATATTTTTCTGGCAACAAAAGTCCGTCAAAACCAATAGGCATGATCCGAGTGATGACCGATTTGTCATCAATGTTAGCAGTATAGCCTTTGAGGTTCTTCTTGTGACGGATTTTAAAACCTCTATTTTCTCCAATTGCTCGATTAAAATAGACCTTAAAATTATCACGAAGAATCTCACCGCCAAACCGATTGACAAAGGAATTATCCAACGACGTATTCAACAAAATCTCTACACAGTTCTTACGAACTACCCTAGACCCTGCCACCGTGGAAATATCACTAAAGAAAGTAAAAGGATGACGGTACTGTGTATTCTGAGATAATTGTTGCAACCATGCTTGACCACTCTTAGATACAATATTGGTATCCTCTACAAAGTTGAAAGCAAGGTCATAGAAAATATGAAAAGCATGTATTTCTAGCATTCCCATTGACGGCTTAGACTGGTAAATTCGAAACAACTGGTCACCATTTGGAGTGGGAGCCTTGATGATCATCCCATTGCGAATCGACTTTCCGAATTTAGCACCAAGTGGATACAGAGCTGTCAAAGTGTACAGATTGTTTAACACCTCTTCAACCTGGCACTTTTTCAAGTCCTTGTCTAAGACACCTAAACCATTGTGATCAAAAAGACTTTCATCAGCAGCATACAAACAAATCATATATACCGCCACCTCCCTTCACAAATAACCTTAGTGATATTTCCTGACCAAGACACCCGATTGGTACCAGGAACAAATTCAGGAAATTCTCCAACCATATTTCGATTCATATCTACATTCCCTCTATAAGCATTCTGCAAATCGCTATCAAGCTCAATGTAGTCACTAACATCACGCAAAATAATGGACTTGCCATTCACTGTCAACGTACCAGACCCAAATACCTTCAGATAAGGCTTGGAACGATAAGTCCCCATATTTTGAAAAGATTGACCATTTACCAATGAAACACTACTATTCAAAGCATATTGAAACGGATCACACTCAAACGTAACTGTGAACCGACCATACTCTGCCACCTCGTTCTCGATGTCTGAAAACTGGATTTTTTTGATTTTGTAATACACATCATCATCCGAAAAACGCAAAGTCTTTTTCCCGACAAAGAAACCCTTGATAGCCCGTACTAGACTCTTGATATTGACCTCTTCCAGCATGTTGTATTCACATTCAATTGGAATATTCTTGTACCCCAACTCCCTCGTCAACGAACCATCCCTACCTGGAATAGAAATATCTTCATACTCCATTTCTGGACTAGGAATCACAGGTCTAGTTGCTAAACAACACTTCAAACTATCTGGGAATGAGCCGTCTAATAACGTTTTAAGCATAAGTCTCCTTTCAAAAAAATTAGAAGTGCTCAGATTCATCCTCTCAGCACTTCCTTTTTAAGCAACACCTCCCGTAGAGAAATTACGGATATCGCTCTTGTCAGCAATCCACTTATCCACCTTATCAAAAAAGTGGTCTGTGCCATAATCACTATCAACAGTGGCATTCATTGTCACGTAGTTAGTGACATGGACAGTATTACCTACCATGCCACTCGCTTTCGCTTGGGCTTGACCAATTTTACCTAGCACTTTATCAGTTAATGGCAAAATAGCCTCTGGTCCAGCTTCTCCTCCAACCATTAGATTGTTTCCGTTTCGACCAAATGCTACCGGGTCCGTCATGATACCACCAGCCTTATACCAAGAAATACTGAATTTTGGAACACTCGGTGGCATCAGACTGAAACTACCGCTAATACTTAGGTGCGGAAGCTTGATTTTAGGCAAACTCCATGAAAAATTAAAGAAACCTTTGATTGCATCAATAGCCCTCTTCACAGCGTCCTTTGCTCCATTAATAGTGCGAGAAATCGCGTCCTTAATCCCATTAAAGATTCCAGTAGCAGTATCTTTAGCAGCATTAAATCCGTTTGAGATAGTATTTTTTACACCATCGATGGCAGCAGAAACCTTAGAACGAATAGTCTCCCAAACACCCGAAATCTTAGAAACAATACTATTCCAGATTTCAGAAGTTTTACTAGATACTGCAGTCCAAGCGTTTGAGATGACATTTTTCAAACCTTCCCAAACTTCTTTGACCTTGTTGGAAATAGAAGTCCAAATCCCTGTCAAGAAACTGAGAATCTGATTCCAAACTTCTGAAACCTTGCTAGAAACAGAAGTCCAAACCTGTTCCATCCAAGTCTTAATTGCAGTCCATACCTCTGTGACCTTGCTTGAAATAGCGGTCCAGACACCAGTAAGATAGCTACTAATAGCATCCCAAACACTTGAAACAGCAGTTTTGATGTTTTCCCACAATTGAGAAAACCATGTGGCCAACCCTGTCCAAAAATCTTGCGTGAAAGCCCAAAAAATTTCCCAGGCTAAGCGGATAGGTGTTTCGATTGCTAACCACGCAACATTGAACACCTCTTGAATCAAGAGCCATGCAAATGTAAAGATATTAACCAGACCATCCCACAAAGCCTTTGCTCCATCAATAAAGCCAGTCCACATTTCAGATAGCCAAGTAGTCAGGCTCGTCCATGCCTGAACTGCCCCCTCCTTGACCGCGTTCCACTTCTCAGCAAACCATTCTCCGATTGGGGCGAAAAATTCTTTAATCTTTTCCCAAGCTTGTCCAACCCATGCGACAATCTCATCCCAATACATGACGACAACTGCCACCAAGGCTACTAGTGCAGCTCCTATCAATACAGGCCACGATACAATCGCAGAAACTATTCCTCCCAATGCAGGTAACAAAGTCCCTGTTATCCAAGCACCTACTCCTGCTAAGGCGCCGCCACTTCCAAAAAGCGCCGCAATAGAACCAATTCCTGTTGCTATCTGGCCAATAAAGATTAAAATCGGTCCAAGTGCTGCCAAGATACCTCCAATGACCAAAATGACTTGTTGCATTGGCTCTGGTAATTCCGAAAAACTCTTGGCTAAATCCGATAGAAATTCAAATAATGGTTCCATTGCATCCAAGGCTTCGGAAGCTGCCTCCATCAATGGCCCACCAAACTCTATCGCAATGTCCGTCAACTTATTCTTGACAATTTCTAGCTTGCTTTGAAAAGTTTCATATCGCTTCTGAGCTTCTTCTGACAAAGCAGTATTTTCTGCCCACGCTTCACCAGATTTTCTAAATGCAGTTTCTAATAATTCCCCAGCACCTGCTAAACGCTGCATCGCATCAATTTCATTTACAGACTCAATGCCTAGATCTTTCAAAGTGCCCGTAACATTTCCGCCTTCATCTTTAACACGACCAAGACCTTTGACCAAGGCAACAATAGCGTCTTGAGGGCGTTCTTGCCACATCTGTGCAAATTCCTCTGCGCTTGTGCCGGCAATAGCAGCGAAGCTCTCGACCGACTCGCCACCCTCAAGAACCGCAGTATTGACTTTTTGCATGACACGACTCATTGCGGAACCACCAGCCTCAACATTGATACCAACAGATGACATAGCGGCAGCTAAACCCATGATTTGAGCTTCAGTCAGACCTACAAGATTACCTGTACCAGCCAGACGCAATCCCATCTCCAAAATCTCTGATTCAGTAGTCGCAAAGTTGTTACCAAGAGAAACAATTGTCGAGCCTAATTCATCAAATCTATCCTGAGGCATCTGCGTAATATTTGCCAAGCGAGCCATAGAGTTTGCTGCCTCTTCGGCTGACAAGTTAGTAGATTGCCCCATATCAATCATGACACGGGTAAAGTCTAAGACATTCTCCGTCTTAATTCCTAACTGCCCCGCAGCTTCTGCTACGGCAGAAATTTCTGTCGTACTCGCAGGGATTTCTTTTGCCATATTACGAATGCCATCCCGTAAGTCATCGTAGCTAATAATGACCTTGCCATTCGCGTCGACAACCTCATCATTGGTCTTCATGACACCTGCAAAGGCTGATTCAAAATCACTTGCCGCCTTGACGGCAACACCTGCACCAGCTACAATCGGAACAGTCAGCCCCATTGTCAATCCTTGACCAACAGAGGTTAATTTACTACCTAAACTCTTTGCCTTATCAGCGAATCGACCAAGAGAGTCATCAGCTTTCTTAGCCTCGTTGGCATAATCTTGAAAAGCCTTCTTTGATTCAAGCAGTTCTTTTTCTAGCTTGTCCACTTCACGACTATTCTCACCGTACTCAGCTTTGGCAATCTCTAACTGCCTCTCCAAATTTTCAACCTGCTGGCCAGTATTTTTCATCTGTTCAGCAAGTTCTTTTTTCTTGATTTTAAGTAAATCAGACTCCTTGGCATTGTTCCCAAGAGCTGACCGCTCTAAATCGTATTTGGCTTTGATTTTATCAGCAGAGTCCGTCAATCTATCTTGTTCAGTTTTCAGCGCAGATAGTTTTTCTTTGCGTCCCTGAGAAGCACGAGCAGACTGACTGACAGCCTCACGTTCCTTGTCCAAGGCTTGCTTGGTCTGTTCGATAGCATTCTTCAGATACTCTTCGTTACGCTTAGCATCCAGTAGCTTATTGGTCCACGTCTGAGTTTCCTTAGAGTTTTCGCCAGTAGCCTTCGTGACTTCTTTTAGTCCTTGCTCAACTAACCTAGTCTTCTCTTGGGCAATTGAGTATTCAGAGGTCAACTTATTCAGCTTTGACTCTAGCTTATCAGTCTCGCTACCAGTCAGACGCATTTGTTCCTGTTGCAATCTAAATTCTTTATTCAACGACGTTATCTTAGAATTCATTTCTGATATTCCCTTGTTAAATTCAGAATTTAAGACTTTATAAGTTACCTTTACTTCACTTTGCTTTGCCATTTGACCTCCTTTCTACTCACTATGCTTCCAAGCCTCGATTGCCACTTTCAGACTTGCCATCTCCTCAGCTTCCTGGATGGACATCCCTAACACCAACTGCATATCAATCCCAAAGACAAAAGAGTAATAGCCGATAACCTCATCCACCTCAACCTTTTCCCAGTTGATCCGAGGAGCACGACCATTACTCTTCCCTTTTTTCGTCTTCTTTTCAAACGCTAGTTGGATTTCTCCTTTTTTGGCTGACCATTCCCCTGCACAATTTGCTGATAAATACGTCCAGCAATTTGTAAATCGAAGACCACAGCTTTCTCAAATTCATCCTTTGACATAGATCCGCCAGCTGCACGATAGGCAACAAATGGAGCATTCTCCAAATCTTTGTCATTGATATTTGGATTTCCTCCACCATTTTTCATTGCGGAAGCAAATGCATTTTGAGTAAGCAGACCCTCTTTTTTCGCCTTCTTCCAGTCATACAGACTAATAGGAGTCTGAATCTTAACAGACTCCCCGTTCAACAACTTCAATTCAGTGATTTTTTCAGACATTTAGCAACCTCCTATAACGCAGCTTTTTCAACCAAAGCTGGAGCAAACGTACTATTCCAACCTGCTACAACTTGAGAATCAACGCCATCACCTTCGATGGCCTCATAGTAGAAGAAGCCATTCTTATCCGCAAAAGCAGAGAAAGTAGTTTCTATTTCCGCAATCTCTTCCTCACCATTTGTCACATTGATTTTAAATGGACTAGTCCATGAGATGTTTGGAAAGGCAATCAACTTACGATTTTCACGTCCCAAGTCAAATACATCCCAGGTAAGCGCCCCAGACGAAGCCTTAGGCTTGCTTGTAAGACCGTATACACCTGTTTTCAATTTTTCATTGGTCAAGCCGAAAACCTTACGCAGAATTGCTACAGGCATATGCATAGACAAGGTACCGTTCAATTTTAGGACGACAGGCACTTCCTTTGTTACATTCCCTTCGCATTTCTTAGTAATGACCTTACTTTCTGATTCTACCGAGATAGAGCCTGTACATCCCAATCGCTCAGCTTCACCTAGCTGACCACTTACCAATGGACGAAACTGTCCATTTGTGATTTCAAATTGTTCAAAATCTTGCAATACATCAAATACTTTTGACATTTCTTTCTCCTCATGTCGTTAATAATTCTTGTTGTACTCGGACCAGTTCGTCAATCACATAGTCCAAGATAATTTCTTCTCGAGATGCCAAACCACGCTCAAAGAACGCTTGTGCAATCGGATTATGAGTTCCTCTTCCCTCGTTGGGAAAGACCAGATATCCGAATGAGCCCTTATTCTTAGCAGCACCACCCTTAGCTACAATATCAAAGCCCAGATTAAACATCCGCTCTTTGAGTGGGTTGGAGTACTTAGCGTGCTTCTTTTCTCGTTTACTGACAGGCATAAAACCAATGATAGCCTGCATCACTTCCTTGGTTCCCCGAACAAGCAAGACACGATTGACGACCTCCTCAGACTTATTAGGAATTTTAGCCATTGCTTCGGCTAAACGCTGAGACCCCGAAAAATCAAGCGTAGCCTTATTTGCCATAAATTACCTCTCTATCCGAATCAATTGGTGAAAATTAAGCGTCGTAGCCGTCACCTGCTTGTCTGTATTGACCAAGTTGCCCTTGTCAATTTCAGAACTATCGAAAATCAACCGACAGTCTTTCAATCGCTCAATCAGACTCACATCATCAAAACTAGCACTCTCACGAGTAACAAACATGACTGTGAAAGCCCGCTTGTATTGATTAGCATGTGTACCAGGTGTCAATCCACCATCGTCAGAGTACAGAAAGAAGGACGGGTTGTCTGCCACCTCGTCCCTTCCCATATCTAACCCAAAGCAAGGAAAACCAGTCCCACGAATCACCTCAACAATCCTACTTAGATCCAGAGGTTTGGATATAATTTCCACCATCCCAGTACCCTACCTTTCTCAGAAATAGATACATATACTCTTGCCGATTATCAACATCCACCGACTCAACTGCAAAAAGTTCATCCTTTATCCGTACTTTATGCGACTTCTGAAAGTCTTGCACATAGTAGCATTGGACCTTGATATCTACTGCAGATAGATTTGATACCAAGTAGCTATCATACTTGGCTACAATGGACTTGTAACCAAAGTACAATCTCCCCCTAGTCGTCAACTCTTCACCGATTTTCTTAGCCGTATCCTTGTCACGCTTGGTGGTCAAATCTCCATATTCAAGTAGTCCATCATTGAGTGGTTGATAATCACCTTTTTTACTCATTACCCTTCCTCCTCAATCGCCTCACACCATTTTCATGTTGGAGACGCAATAACTGTCTTCTGTAATCTTCCTCGAACATGGAAGTATTGCCAGACCAAGACCGACGACAATACGCTTTCAACAGCACCCTAGGCAAGCCAGATACAGAGTAGTCCGACTCGCCACAGATACCATCGATAAGGGCTATCCCTTCTTCGATGTATTCCTTAATCTCGCTATCTTGACTATCCCAGGTCACACGCAAGTGCGATTTTATAGGTTCAAGAAGCACACTACTCAAATCTTCACTCACCTAGACACCTCCAGCTACTCTGCAACAGTCAATAGAGCAATCAAATCAGACTTCTTAGCTGCCTTATCAAATTCAATACCTTTTTCGGTCAATAAAGCCTTGATGTCATCTGTCTTCAACTTGCTATAGTCTGTTTCAGGATCACTTTCTTCCAAAACCTTGACAAATGCACGCTCTTCACTATTTCTACCCAAGAGGACTTCGAGGCGTTCAGCATCCACCTCGAAGACATCCCCAAAAGCACGGTCAAGCTGAGCGACCTTATCGAAAAATTCTTCCGTTACTTCAACCTTAATCAGTTCCATGTTTCGTTCCCCTTTCACTAAATAGACACCTTAGGATTAATAGTATCTTCTTTGACGATAGCAGCTGGACCTTCCAAATCTGGGATTGTCGCACCTGCAACGCTAGAAATATCTGCCACAAAGAATGCATTTTCATTCTTGGCAATCCCTTTACCAAAGAATTGAGCGATGTGCAAATCAAGATTTTGAAGTGCTAGAGTCTCACGGTATTCTTGGATTTCAACGCTACCTGCAACAACTAGTAAGTAGTTATACGGAACACCAAAAACGAGCTTGTTTTCTGTAACAGCATGCAATGGAATAATTGTCTCTCCAGTCGGCAGTTGGGTTGTTACCCATACCCCTGCATCAGTTCTGAAAGCAAGCTTTGGAAATACCTTCGACCAGTAGGTCATCGGATTAACAAGCACAGCCACTTGGCCATTATCTGTTTTAGCTTTGGCAAGTGCAGCACGAATACCAGCAAGAGTTGACGGTGTCAAATCAGCTAATTCGATGGCCTGTTTTTCCGGATAGACACCACCGGAATCTCCTGAAAGTTTTCGCATCATGCCTAAAGGTTTTTCTTTACCATCACCATTTACAACGGCCTCTTCAAGAGAAGCTGCCATTACTTCTTGCAAGAATGTGATGACATAACTAGCCAACCAAGATGGGCCAAGTTTGTAGTACCCCTTCGGAACTGCAATATAGCCAGAAAGTTGTGATTGAGAAATATCCAATCGTTTGAACGAATCCAAAAGAATTTGTTGGATATCCGCAGGAATAGTCCCCCAGAAAGCACGTTTCTTAGTCGAGTCACCGTAAATAAATGCAGTTTTCACATCGCCAACCTGCATATCAATCAAAGACAACAGAGGGTGTTCTTGTACCAAATTACGATACACATCTTCAATGATAGTTTCTGGGAACATCTGATCTAAACCAGTGATTTTTTGTTTTTGAGCTGCTTCACTGAAAAATTTACGTTCAGCGGATGTCAATTTCCGACGAAGTCCACGTTCGGCAAGGATAGACTCATCTTGTACCCCTTCTTGAAACTCCGCAGCAGCAGCCTTAACTTGTTCAGATACATTAGCTTCCAAACCTGTAACAAAGTTTTCAAAGGCTTGTTTCTGCTCCTGCTCGTTATCTGTTCGCAAAGCAGCAAACAATTGTTCGCGAGCTTCAGCAAAGTTTGTCTTCAAATCGTTGTTAATCAATGACATATTATTATTCTCCTTTTTTTTGTGTAAATAAAAAGGCAAAGCGTTCAATATTTCGCTTTCCCTTATCCTCATGTTCATCAGTCCCATACTTAGCCATAAGGCTATCTAGGACATTGGTTTCAGCGTCATTAGACACTTCTTCTGGCTCATCTTCGCCATAAATACCATCAGCAAGCCCCAAGGTAACTGCTTCATCAGCCGTGAGGAAAGTCTCCTCATCAAGAAGAGCTTTCAACTCCTCTCTGTCGCCCTTAAAACGCTTAAGGTAGGTCTCTTCAACAGATACCTGGGCCTTGTCCAAATCGTCAGCCACCTTACGCAATTCCTTGGCATTGCCATAGGCAAATGTCCATGGATTGTGAATCATCAACTGCGTATCTTTTGGCATCAAAATCTTGTCAGCACCCATAGCAATGATAGATGCGGCACTTGCAGCCAAACCATCAATAATCACCGTCACAGTCTCTTTACGCTGACTAAAGAAATTCTTGATTGCAATTCCCTCAAACATATCACCACCGTAAGAATTGATATGTACTTCAATTTCATTTCCTTGGAAACTTGCTAAAGCATTTCGGACATCCTTGAAGTTAATCCCTTCCCAGTAGCCGCCAACTGTACCATGCAAATAAAGCGTAGCCTTATCATCATCTGAGACAGAAGCCTCAAACTTAAACGGAATGTGTTTTGTCACTAGCTTTCACTTCTCCTTTCTTTAGATTATCACCAGAACCATCAGCCCTAGCATAGTTTAGCGATACAAAATATTGATCAGCCCACGGCTCATCAATTGGCTCTTCTCCCAGTTTATCCCTCAATTCGTTTGTACTGAGAGCACCGATTCGGAATAATGCTTCCCCAGCCGACGCAAATTTCTCTGCGCTGTAAACTAGGATTGTGTTCGTCTGTATCTTAAATTTTGAGCCAACAGCCAGATGTTCCTTACCGTATAGCTTGCGATTAATTTCCGTTTCAATTGCGTCAGCCCACGGACGTACACCGAAATTGACAAAGTTATCACGAATCGCCTCTGCATCTGCCACATCACCTTTCATGATTCCACGAGGAATCGAGAAAGCGTCAGCAGCATAGTGGACAACATCCATAATGACATCGGAAATATCACGAGTAGTTACCGACCCACTCTTAGTATTGGCACTTGTCTGAACGAGGCTAGATATTCCAAGCCCTTCTTCTAAAGGAGTGATTGAGTCTTCATCAGAAAGTACAGCAGCAAACCGCTTCTCATACATCTCATCCATGATAAGATCGTATTCCGTTGTCTCGTTACCTTCATCATCTACCTCAACAACAGCCTTTCCGTATTTTTGGTCAAATAAGGTACCAATATTCAGACCAAGTTTCAAAGCGTTTCCCCTGTTGTAATTGCGAATCGCTCCACCAATCAACTTCCCATATTCCGAGTACAGGTCATCCAAGTAACCTTTTACCTTCGAATCATTCATAGTAAAGTGCAAAACATCTTCTTCCTGATAGACCGCATTCAACTGCAGTCCACCAGCAACCGTGATGTTCTTGTAAACATTTTGACGAAAGGCTTTCTTGTCAATTTCAAAGCTCTCCGCAAGAATGAACTCACCATTGTGCATCAAAACCAAAGCACCATCAGAATTCTTGACCATCTGACCTATTAAAGCGGCAAGAAATTCATTCTGAGTCTGATTTTGGTTTGGCTCATAATTAAACCGATACCAAATATCACCCTTCTGAAGCTTGCCGTTGTTGTAGGTCTCATAGTTGGCCAAAGACAAAGCATTGGCTATCTTGTCAATACACATCTGCAGAGCAAATTCCATAAACTGCACTCGCTGACCGGACCGACGAACCGCAGCATCTAGCTCCTTACGACTAACCTTCTTCACAGTACCATCACGGGCGAAAAAACCAAAGAAATTATTTAACCACCCCAAGTGGACCACCTCCTTTTCTAATTTGCAACCTACTTACGCTTGTACCAGGGACGCTTCAATCGTTCAACTTCTTTTTCTAACTTCTCAATCCGTTTCAAATGAGCCGAAAATTCAGCGTTAGTGCTTTCAGCATTCTTGCAACAACGATCATTCAACTCCTCAAAACACTTATCAGTACGAAACTGAAGCTCAAACAACCGCTCCACTTTCCCATTAAGATAATCAAGCGTCTTTCCAATCAAAACAAATGGACGATATTTTTTCTTAATTCGCTTAGACATATAAAACTCCTATCGTGTAAAACTACGCAATCTGCGATTAATTTTTACAGTCTTCTTCTCCAACTGTTCCTCAATTGACATCGCATGAATCAAAGCCATAAAACCATCTGTCTTCCTCCTCTCTGGATCAATCTTTTTGTAAGTCTTGTTCCCTTTACCATCAACATCAACATAGACATTATTTGTGTACCACCGCATCATACGGTCTTCTCCAAACACAATCTCATGATTCGCAAACATCATATCAACCGTAGGGGCAAGCCTTGAGTGAGTAATAGCTCCACTACGAACCACTTCTATAGGCAATCCAGCATTTTCAAACGCTTCTTTGACTGGTGCCTTTCGGAAATCATCCATCGCTATATTGACAATCTTGTACTTCTCAGCCATCTTCACAAACCAATCAGCCACATACTTAGGATCCATAACCTTTCCAGGAACTATCGTAACCAGTCCCTCATGTTGTGGAATTGTAAAATCCATCTTAAAATCTTGGATTTTCAAAGCCTCTGAGACAATAAAAGTATGATGTAACCAATACCGCATCTTCCCTCGTCTAAACAAGAGACCTACACCGATAAAGTCCCGAACATCCGCATAGTCAATTGCACCCACACACTCCATCCCCTCCAAATCATCTGGTAACGGTCTGCTTGCTGCCACAATATCATCCCACTCAGCAACAGCATGCGTCGTGTCTTCCAAAGGGAAATTACATCGCTTAGTAATAAAGTCTAGGAATAACTCCTTGCTACGTAAAGCACGCTTGTAGGCTTTCCTGTACTCTTTTAGCAATGTTGGCAAGTATGGCAACATCGGATTGGCCTTTATCCAAGCAAGCTCATCTTCCCACTCCTCAAACGCATCAATCTTAGCCAAAATCGGCAACATCCCAGCACGATAGTCGCAAGTTGAAAGAATATCCCTAGCAGTCTGCTTGTAATCATCCAGTACCGCACCACGAACCTTACCATCCGTCGTTAGATACATCACAGAAGCATCCGCAACCTTACCAAGAGCGTTGATATAGACATTGATGTTGTCGTAATTCAAATACTCATGTAGCTCATCAAAGATAACCAAACCAGGACGAAGACCATCCTTTGTCCGTGCATTTGAGGTATGGTACTTAATCTTAGACCTAGATTTGATAAAAGTAATTAAGGTCTGGGAAAACTTGTAAGCCTTCTGCAGAACAGCATGATCTTTAATCGTATTGTAAACATCATCAAATGATGTCTTAGCCTGAGCCTCACTATTAGCAACAATATCCACATTGTACTCACGAATACCGTTTCGATTGCTAGTTTTAAAAAAAGCCTCATCCGAAGCAATACTGTTCTTACCAAATCCACGAGCGCATAATAAAAACAGCTCGGGAAATACCAAACTGTCATCACTCTTCCAACGGATAGCATTAACTGCCGCATGAATAAATCGTTGCGGAGGCTGTAGCTTATATGGGCGATATTTGTTGATAAAATCAACAACACTATCAGCCTTTTTTACATCAACGTAAATTTCCGGATCAGAAATGGCAGCAATTACCAAATCCGCCATCTGCTTAATTTCCTTACAGACAGGATATTTCTCTGTAACAATATCTCTCAACCAGTCATCAATGTGGGAAGTTCCGCTAGTAAAATTAAATGTCTTCGCCATCCTCAGACTTCAATTCCTTAGCTTCGATTCCTAATTTTTCAAGCATGACCATCATCTGCTTATTGACGTTGACTTGGAGAGAGACGGAATCATTTTTCTTACCATCAATACGTATGCCATTCAACTTTATATCCTGTCTTAAAAGTTGAGATGTCTCCCACAGGGAAATATACTGCTCAACTAAATCTTTAAATGGCTCCTCATATTTTTTACGCTCCTGCAAAATGCGAATCAGCTTGATTCGTAGATCATCACGAGACTTAACATATTTTTTCTGAGCAACCAAAGGGCGTTCCCAGTCAAATTCTGGGTATTCTAAAAAACCAGCCATATTTCTCCTTTCATGTGAGTTTTTTTGTTCTTGATAAAATTTCGCTAGATATCTTTTCCGAGGTACCCCTTCCCGTTGCACGTTTCCCCTTTAGAAAAGCCATTTGGTTTGACCCGGGGGCTTACCACTGCTCCACATTGTCGAATTTGCGACGATAATAGCCACTGAGTTTTTCTGGGTGCTCTCGGTTGTGGCATGGATTGCACAAACATTCTGTGTTGTCTAGTTCTAATGCTAACTCTGGATGCTGTCGCACTTCTTTCTTGTGATGCACCATATCTGCTGGTGTGTATCGACCTACTCGCATACAACGTTGGCATTCGTTGTTGTCCCTCTGCCTACGCACCTTTCGAATGATTCGCCATTCCTTAGTCCAATAGAACTCTTTGACTTTGTCAGTTCTGATTAACTTGGCTAACCTGTCAAGTATTTCAGGAGTCATCAGATTCATTTGATCAATCCCTGACTAGCAAGCCATTCCTCTGTAAGAATCTGCTGAATCTTTGTTGTAAGTTCAGGATTGAGCTGTCCAACCTGTATTCCAAGATTGCTCAATAGTTTTGTATTATGTTCAGACGATAATACTTGACGCATAAGACCAGTAAATAATGCTGCAACTTCTGAATTGGTTAGTCGATTGATTGCTATAACATCATAAATGTGTTGGTTGATTTCATCAAGCGACTTCTTATTTTGATTCAGATAGTCTGTGATTTTCTTTTCTGCTATCGCATTCATCTTGTAAACTCCTAGTTCTCCGTTTTTTTGTATCGAATTATGCAAGGTTTTACTAATTCTATTTCATTTTTTTATTTTTAGAAAACGCTTGGTATCAATGGTTTTTAGGGCTAAAAAATAAAAATGCAAGGTCATCGCAAAAACTTTTCTATCTGTTTGATAAATTTTAGAGATTGAGCTTGTCTACGGTTTTATCTTCAGAGTCTCGAGTCACTCCAATATATGCCAATGTTGTTGATTCTTTTTGATGATTAAGTAGTTTCATTATGTCTCCTACCGTTTTGTTCCCTTGCGTTGTGAAGATTTGGAAGCCGAAAGTTTTCCGCATAGAATGTGTGCCAATCTCTGGTATTCCGAGGAAGTTAGCTGCAGAGGTAACTATCCTCCACGCTTGAGACTCGCTCATCTTTCTGTTTTGCTTAAAGCTTCCCGGAAATAGATAATCCTCGTTTTTTAGCTTCGTTATACCAAGATAGTTTCTTATCGCTTTTTTTAAGCTGGAGTTCATTTTTCTGTCGGTAAATTTTCCAGTTTTTTCGTCAAAATGTTTAATCCGCCAGCCTGTGACATCCTTAACTTTAAGATCTCGAATATCTCCCATTCGCAGTCCAGAGTTGATTCCTGTAACAAATAAAGTATAGTTTCGCAGTCTAAGTACAGGATTCTTCGCGCTGTCATGTATTAAATAATCCTTCATTCGTTGAATGTCTTTAAGATCACGAATTGGTTGCTTAGTTGCCACTGACTCACCTCCTTCCTAAAATTAAAAGTCACACGGATTTGTGTGACTTTATGTTTACCTGTTAGTTTTACTCATGATACAAATATAGCACATTGTTTTTGTCACTTCTATACGTTTTTGTGACAAGATTACATCAAGAGTATTTTGGCTAAAGTGTCCAATATAACTTCGCGTCGTCTATAAATTTGCTTTCGATGCTTATAAAGATAGCCAGTATCTCCATTTTGCATAATATACAAAATTTGAACCCAATCGTACTTTGTATGTTCTCCCCAACGCAAATGAAAGATTTTCTTATCATCTGGTTCGAGTGCATCAAGTAGTTTTGAAATTGCTGTTTGAAACTCTTCCAACTTTAGAATCACTGGATCACTAGCGTATGTAATGGCTAGGTTTTCGGATGTATTGCATGAAGTGCCACTTCTGCTTGCTCCTGAATCGTCTATGTCTGGTATTGTTAAATTCTTAACTGCATAGAGCCTTTCTAATTCGTGACGACGCTGTCCAATAAGTTTATCAATTTTAAGATACTTGGCTTCAAGTTCAAACTCTAGAAAATCACGTCTAGTCTTGATTGCTGTCTTCTTTGTCAAGTCGTTCCTCCCATCTTCTTAATGCCTCAGTAATGTTCTCAACGAAATAGCTTATGACAGTCCAAATCTCCTACACCGCTTGACTAATTGCATCAGCAATTGCTTCTAGCAGTTCAGGACTTAGTTTGGCCAATTCCTGTTCCAACTGTTCCAGTTCTTGTTGTCGTGCCTGCTTAGCTTTCTTTTTCTTGATTCTTTTGTTCATGTTTTTTGTAAGTCTCCCAAGCTCCCGTGATGATAGCGATTAGCACGACCAGTAGGAAAGCAATCACAATCATTGCTGCTAAAAATTTAATAATTTCAAGTAAAATCATAGTTCCTCCTATCGTAGAAGCCAGGTAATATACCCACATACCAAAATCAAAATGATTGAGTCTGGAATATTTCCGTTGGCTTCACCTAAATAATTTACTTCTAAAAATTTCCACATCCAGTCAATCACAATCAAGTGGAGAAAGAATGTTAAGACTGGTTGATATTCCCCAAATAAAATAACTCTCATTTCGCCCTCCATCTTCTCTTGTTTGCTCGTTGCTTAGCTGTTTCTCTAGCCATTTCATCCCAGACATAGTCAGCATTTTCGAGCATGAGGTCCACGCATTTGTCCTTTAAGGTCTCGATGATAGCTTGGTCTTCTTCTTTCTCCCGATAGCATGCTGCCAACTCCTTCTTCAGCTCAGCAATTTCTTCATCATAGCGGTCTTCTGTGCTAATCACATTCGGGCTATCAAATGTAATAGTGTCAATTTGACAGCCTAATAATGTTCGTAAAACCATTTCGACATCATCAACTACAACACCAAGACCAGCTCTATTGAGATCGCTGGTGATTATTGGCATTTTTTGATCGTTAGCTGCTACTGGCTGAGGAATAGTATAGCCAAGTTGTCTTGCATAATCCGAGGTATGCTTTGCAATTCTATTATTTGCACAGATAATCTGATTACCTGTCGCATGACTTTCCAAAATAGCCATTGTAGTTTTGCCGAAACATCGGCCAAATCCAATAAGTTTAGTCATTAAATCCTGTCCTCCATTCAATCCAATCATGTTTGATTTTTCTGGTAAATCTATTTCTTAGCTTATATACTTTCGCAATCATTTCTTCACTTCTAAAAATTCTTTCCTCCTCTACTTCATACTGCGAAGGAGTATACGGGTAACGTTTAGGTCTCATCATCCAACACCTCCATATCAAACCCGCTGTCAATAAATCTAAAGGTCAATTCTGGATTGATTCCATTGCCTAATCTTTGATAAATCAAAGCCATATCTTCATCTGAAAAATGCGTACCTAAATAATAATTGAAAGTTTTTTTTGATAACTTCCCTAAATATGTTACTCCTTTTCTGACTACGAAACGGTTGACCTTTTACTATTGTCCTACTGCACCACATCAATAATTTTGCGATGATGTCTCTTCGTGATTGTACTCCTTCCAAACTAAAATACGTGTTTGTTTTTGGAATCAGTATCACTTCCAGGTTCGCATTTATAAATGACATTGGAAATAAGCCGAGCAGTTCTTTTAGTTCATTCATTAGTTCAGTATTCATTTCTTCCCCTAGCATTCGTAATTGTAGGCAAAATATAGATTTTCGCCTATCGGGTAGTAATAAACGCCATGAAAATCATCGCCAGAATAACCACCAGACTGATCGCAATATTCACCGTCTCCTTGTGGCGCTCCATAAGCACTGTGACAAATAATAAAACAACTCCGTAAGATACCATCAGATTCAATATTGATAAAAAAATCATTGATTCTCTTGTATTTACGAACACAATTTTCCACGAGCTTTTTCGGATAATGACCTTTGTCCACAATCATTTTTGTAACTTGACCATTGTCAATTTTTCTATATCCAAACATGTAAGTTATCTCGCTATCCAATTCCGTCCATCTTCTTGCCAAGCGAATGATATGTTTTGGAATTTTATATGCTGCCTTTTGCTTTTTCTTTTTAATCCGTTTGTTCATCATTTCCTCCTAAAACGGCAATCCATCATCAGTAATATCCATCGGCTGGCCAGCAAAATTAGGTGGCATCTGGTCTTCCATACTTGCTTGATTAGCTGCATTATCACGCTTTTCCAATACCTGGAAACTTTCAGCAACTACTTCAGTCACATATACACGTTGCCCTTGCTGATTATCGTAGCTCCGTGTCTGGATTCGACCAGTAATACCAATCAAGTGACCTTTCTTGGTCCAATTAGCCAGATTTTCGGCCTGCTGACGCCACATCACGCAATTGATAAAGTCAGCTTCACGCTCTCCTGTCGATTGATTTTTAAAATTGCGGTTAACCGCCAAAGTAAAAGTCGCAACGGCTTGATTAGACGGTGTATAACGTAGCTCTACGTCCCTCGTCAATCTACCGACCAATACAACATTGTTGATCATTTCAAGTCCTCCAACGTTACCCATCTAAACTGTGGGTATTTTTTAGCTTCTTCTTGGGTGCAGCGACATGCGTAGGTCTTTACGATTAATTCTGAATCCGTATCAATAATCGTATGTTTTCCATCTTTTCGGACAAGGATAGAATACTTCATCCGCTTCGGCTCTGGCATATCGACCAGTAGCACGCCTAATTTTTCGTTAGTCATTTAGTACCTCCTCTGCATCGAAAACTTCGGATATCTCACAATACGGACAAGTTATTATCACTTCATCTTCCAAAAAATCGACAAGAATCCGAACGTCTTTGAAACCTTGTGCGATTTGGTTACAACTGTTGCATACCAAATCAAATCTACTTTTCATCTAATACCTCCATCAATTCAGGATTTTCATAGATGTTACCAACAACTTTGCCCATACCGTAATCGCCATAAATGAACCTTTCATACCCATTGTCTAGAACAAAAGCTAGTAGGTCTTCATCAAATTTGATAATGCCATAGTTGTCCTCGTCTTGGTCTGGATAATATAAAATATCCCCAACATACACCTCGACTTGCCCAGTTGAATCCATCTTACCCGTTGATTGCATGAGTTTTGCACTACGTACACGCCTGCCAGCCTTGTTGCCCTCGTCCAACGTCACGTACAATCCGCGACTGGTCCAGATTACAGCTTTAAC